ACGCCAAAATTTTAAAAATAGTAAAATGGCAACCTTCTTTTTTCAAAACTCTTTTGACATCGAGGAAAATATATACTTATTCTATATAATCTTTAAATATGTTTTCTGCTTTATCCCATGATAATAAATCATCTAACCCATAACCTAATACAAAACATAGTGTCCATCTACCCTGTTCAGTAGGGTTATATGAAGAATGGAAGGTACCTACATTAACTAAACTTGGTTTATCAGTATTTGCTTCATATACCAATTCACATTCTTCTTCTGTTTTAATAATACTTTTATGGTGTCTATCACTAAAGTTAGAATAGTCTAGTTTATTTACATCTTGGTCACTGTTGTGACTACCATCATATTCATTAATATCAAAGTTATTTGGTTTCCACCAACGAGTAGTTCCTTCTGGGGGTCCCCATGATATATTTATTTTTACATGATCATCCTCCTTCCAATCATCTATGTGGATTGGTAATTTTTGCCCCCCAGGAGTATGGAATACTTCAGTATTAATTACTTTAAGATTAAATGGTTTAAGAAAATTATCCATATTCTCATCTTGATGTTGAGGGATATCATAATGTTTTAAGTCTTTAGGTTTAACATTACATATTTGAGGTTTTCTTATCTCAAATGGTAAATTAATATATCTATGATATTTGTTCTTTTGGGGCATATTCTAATATTTTTCTAATTTGATTAATTCTAACAGGGGGAGTTCCCTCATCATATAATTCTAAAACTAATTCTTTTATTTTCTCAGCTCGTGCCGCAGCATCTTCCTCAGCGAATTTGGATGTATCAATTTTCGGTATATCATTTATATATGGGTAGTACTTATCTTCATTATAATGGTTATTTTTATTCCATATAGGGCTTGATTCAATGGCTTTACAATCAGGATGTAACCATCCTTTTTCTTTTGCTATTTTTTCATCTATATGATATTCAATAGATAATAATACCATATTTTTTCTACCACCTATAGAAGTAAACCCAGCTCTATTAATTCCCCTAACTTCTAACCACACTTCATTTGTTTCGGGGTTATATTCTTTCCCATTAATAATAGGTAAACCACCTTTTTGTGGTTTTTGCAACATAACATTAAACCTTATAGCAATTTTTTCCTTTAAATTGTCACTTCTATTTGGTTTTTCCTCGCTTCCATTAGGATGCCATGAAATTCTATTATGAAAAAATGAACTTGTTGGAGTTTCTAAATCTAAATCATAATGTGATAAAATAATTTGCCCAACAATTTCTATACTAGTATAACTTAACCCTAAACTATTAATAAATTCTTCTTCATTTGAAGAAAAATTATGAGACCTACTATTATCTTCTAATAAGTTTAGGTATGTATCCCTATTTTTCTTATTTAGAATCCAATCTAAAGTTTGTTTCGTTAAATCTTTATCAATAATTAACTTTTCCATTTAATACCTACTTACAAAGTTAGGGTCCTGCCCCAAGGCCTTTAAATTTGTTTTCATTTGTTGTATTTCATTAAATATTTTTCCAAAACTACCGTCATTAGTTTGCCTTGTCAAATTTAAGTTTTCCAAGTTTTTATATGCTACTGCATCCAACTCATTTATTCTTCTATTTACTCCAGTCAAACTTTCATATTGATCTTTTTCCATATTTGACTGAATATCCATTATCATTACTTTTATACCCTCCAGTTCTTCCCTTAATTCTGCTCTTCGGGTAGATGAGATATATGATGATTTATTAAACGAGCTCAGTAATTCGGTATGTGAAGATTTTACCGAACGTAATAAAATAACACCATATACAATCCCTACGGTTAATATTCCACTAATAAAATATATTAATTCCATAACTTATAAATATTCATTTTTAATTATTTTTTCTATATCAAACCATATTGTTTTATAATCTACGGTTGCTTTAAAATACCCCTTTTCAAAATAGGCAAAAGTAGGATATGCCTTTATAGCCTCGGGATATAGTTGTACCGATCTTGGACAAATATTTATATCGACATAAACCATAGATAATAATTCACTAACACTTTTTAATTTGGGTTTTATTTGTCTACATACACCACACCCTCTTGACCCAAATATTACAAGTAATTTGGGTGCGGTTATAAAATTAGAGAGATTATCCCGTGTTAACTCAATAAAGTTTTTGTTCATGGTGATAATATACGAATGCCCACCTAAAATTCCACGCTATTTTCCAAAAAATATGCAAATATGTTGTATATACGGATGTATAGATGTGGATATGTATAAGAGAAAGAGTCGTTTTTCGCCCTTTATATATTTATAATAAAACAAGAAAATGGCATCTTACACAGCAGATCAATTAAATGGAGAAGGAACACCTATTGAAGCATTAACTGGAGGGGTTTCTTATGTTTTTTCTATTGGAAACACTACTAGTACGGGTTCTGCGTATTTTACTGTAGAAACCGTTAAAAATTATAGTGGATCTTATGCCGGGCAGCCTACGAATGCTTTAGGTTTATATTCTTCATTTTCCGATATTGACCAAGATACTTTAATTACTTCATCTTATATTTCTTCTGTTGTTGTTGTTGAAGGTGGGGGAACTTATCAATTTACACCTGCTTCTGATATTAGTATTGGTTCTTCTTATCTAAGAGCTACTGGTGGTATGACTCTAAGTATAACTGTTTAAAAGTAATACACAGGAGGCTTGGTTACCCGAGATAGGGTTCGTATATTTACCATGTTGTAATAATGAAGTTGCAACACTAATTAAATAAAGGTTATGACAAGTACAAATGTTAAAAATTTCAGAGATGATTTTCAAAATGCAGTTACAGAATTGCAAAAAAAGTATGGTGTTAATATTAGCACAGGTGCTATCCGTTATTCAGATAGTGAATTAAGATTTAAAGTTACCGCTCGTAAAGGTAAAGTTGCTCCTAAATTAACTAAAGAAGCATTCCAAGTAGGTGATACAGTTAAAATCAATCATAAAAGTGCTACTGGTAAGCAATTTAGAGTTGAAAAAATTATGACTAAAAATATTAGGGTTACAGAAATTAATCTTCCTAAAGGTCGTATTGGAGGTCAAGTTAGAGTTTCACCAAGTTTATTAGAAAAACTTTAAAAGTAATACACAGGTAGCTTGGCTCCCCAGGCTACCTTTCGTATATTTAGGTATAAATAAATAATTAATTAAATAAAGGTCATATGTTAAATTTAGAAAGTAGTAAGTTTTTAAACAAGAAAGAGTTAAATGAGATCGCTCCAAGTATCTTCACAATGAAACCTTCAAATGAAGTTTCAGAAAAATATACCCACATTCCAACTGAGCAAGTTATTGATGATATGGAATTAATGGGTTGGAAACCAGTTGATGCCAAGGAAGTTAAAGCAAGAACTAAAAATACACAGGGTGTTCAAAAACATTTAGTTATTTTTAGAAATGATGATGTTGTTATTAATGGTCAAGATGGTGATGTTGTTTATCCCCAAATATTAATTACTAATTCACATGATGGTAAGAATGCTTTCCAATTTACCGCAGGATTATTTAGAATGATTTGCGAAAATGGTTTAGTTATAGCTACAGATGAATTTGAAGATTTAAAAATGCGTCATATGGGTTATACGTTTGAAGATTTGCAAGTACTAATTAGAGGTATGGTTGAGAAATTACCTTTAACAGTAGAAGCAATGAACAAAATGAAAGAAGTTGAATTACAAGAAGAGCAAATGTTTAATCTTGCTAAATCATTTCTAGATATTAGAGTAGAAGGTACTAACAATACTTACGATGATCAAGCAATTGATGATGTTCTAGAAGCACAACGTTCAAAAGATGAAGGTAATATGCTTTGGGAAGTGTTTAATAGAGTTCAAGAAAATATTATTGAAGGTAATTTTGAATATAAAACACCATCAGGAAAAGTTCGTCAAGCTAGAATTATTAAGAATTTTAAGCAAGACCAAGATGTGAATAAAAAAATGTTTAATAAAGCATTAGAATTAGTAGCATAATGAAAAAGTTTATTTACATAACCTTAATAAGTTTCTTCTGGGCATGTAGCCCAGAGGAGCTTATTGAAAATTACCCATGTATAGGTGATTGTGATATAGCTTTTTACATAGACCCCTTAGTATCACCAGGTGTTTATCAAGATAATAATGGATATTGGCATATTTCACATCAAGGCATACAGTATTTTACTATAAAAGGTAATACTAGTGAATTACACCCTGATTATGTTATTAATGGGGTTCCATTAATTGAAACTATATTTGATTCAAATTATTGGGTATGGATAGATAGTATAACATTTACAGTACCATTATTTAGTGCATTAGGGTATTTTACTGATGGTAATTTTACAAATCCAATACCTATTGGTAGTTTAACGTATACTATTGAAGATATGGCTGATGTATTTCCTCCTTTAAATATAGCGGGGTACTCAGTTAATCCTAACCAATGTTTAGATTGCCCTTATTCACAAACATTACTAGGAACTTATAGTAAATATAATACTCACCCCCAACAACAACTATTTTTTGATAATCAAATGGTTGGGGATACAGCAACAGTATTTATTAAAACAAAATTCCCTAATGATATAGAAGTAGAAAAAGAATTTAAAATTATATTCGAATGAGTCTAAATAAAATTACAATTCAAGAAGCCAAACAGTTTATCCCACTAAAAGAAAACTATGGGAACACAGATTTAGAACATGCTAGATATTTTACTCTAACACCCAGCGCAAAAGGGGATGGGTGGGAAAATGTAACGTATTATACCGATAAAAAATATGGGTTATATGCGGATAAAGGTGATGGGGACCAATGGGTATATATTTTATCTAACCCAACCCAACCCGGGTTGTTAAAGATTGGTTATACTAAAAAATTACCTGAAGAACGGGCTAAACAAATATCATCAGCAACAGGTGTTGCCCTACCCTATAGAGTAGAATGGGCATACCAATGTTTTAATGGTGAAATGGTAGAAAGGGAAGTACATCATAAATTAAAAGCACAACGTGTTAACAGTAGTAAAGAATTTTTTCAAATTAGTTTGGAAGAGGCAAAAGAAACAATTAACTTAATAGGAAGTAAATTTAAATAAAATGGAAAAACAAGAATTAGAAGAACAAAAAGCGGATTTAATTAATGATTTAATTGCAGTTAGTACAGTAATGGATGAATTATGGTGTTACCACCCTGATAACCCTAATAAAAAAGATGTAATTACAGAATTTAATACTTTAAAAAATATTCAAAAAGATATTGAGCAAGAAATTGATGAATTAGGTATGTAGTGTATATTTATAATTAGATGATAGATAAAGATAAAATATTCCAGTTATTTGTAGACGGTAAAGAAATTGCTGATGACAAGACCAAAAATGAAATTAAGGAATTTATGAATGGTCCTTTTGCTAAAATAGGAATGTTTGTCAAATTAATCCAAAATCATCATATTTTCCACCAAAAATTAGAAAAGTTTTTAAAGAAAGAACAACCTAACTATAATGTAGAATCTACAAAAGAAGCATCAGAATTTACTGTCTATAATAGAGCATGGTCTTATATAAAAAATATTAGTTTAGATAATCATGATGATGTAAATGCTATCATAAATTTCGATAATAAAGTATTCTATAAGGCATTAGATGGCGCAGTTACATTTTTTGAACAATATGAAGAATATGAAAAATGTGCACACCTCCATAAAATAAAAGAGGTAGTTAAAGAAATTTAAAAAATAATTAGGATACACAAAAAAACCCTCGTACATTAGTATTACAGGTTTTGTAAGAAAAGGGAATAAGAAGGGGTTGGAAATAAAGGTAATAAAAGGGATACCCTGTTAATCAATACAATATATTATGAAAAATAAAGATTATGTAATTCAATTATTAGAAAAACTAGATGGTAAATTTGCTCAACTAGAGTTTATTACTACCAGACAGGAACCATTAGAAACTTATAAAAAAGTACTTAATGAAGGTAGAGATATTATATCAGATGTAAAAACAGCAATAGAAAGATAAATAAATAAATAAAAGGTTATGAAACTTACAGCAGAACAAATTCAATCAAATTGGGAAATATTCTTAGATAATATAAATACCCATATCCTAGGAAATAGAGGAGAACAATTATCTAGTTTTTATAAACGTTATGAAGAACGTGTTATATTAATGCCTGCTGCTCATAAAAAAGAATACCATTCAGCATTTCCTGGAGGGTATGTTGATCATGTAAATAGAGTAGTTAGATGTGCTTTAAAACAATATGATCTTTGGGAATCTGAAGGTTGTGATATGACAACATTTACTAAGGAAGAATTAGTATTTTCTGCTATTAATCATGATTTAGGTAAAATGGGTGATAAAGATCATGAAGCTTACATTCCCCAGACTGATCAATGGAGAAAAGATAAATTAGGTGAAGATTATATGTTTAATAAAAAATTAGCATTTTGTTCTGTCCCAGATCGTGGGTTATTTTTACTTCAACAACATGACATTTCTTATACATTTAACGAAATGATAGCTATCCAGACTCATGATGGTTTATATGATGCTGCTAATGAAAAATATTTAAAAGCATTTATGCCAGAGCAAAAACCACGTACATCTCTACCTTATATTTTACATCAAGCAGATATGATGGCAGCACGTATTGAGTTTGAAATTGAATGGTTACCTAAGTTTTCTAAAGATAGTGTGGAGCAGCCAAAGAAAAATTATACATTAAAGTCCAAGACAACTGCTAAAACCAAAGCACTTAATACTTTATCCAGTCCAGGGTTAAAAAGCATGTTAGATAACTTATGATATTAGAAATAACAATAGGAATTTTAAGTTTATTAGTCGTTATCTTTGGATATACGACTTTTAACCTTTTGCGTAAAAATGAAAGGGCAGAGGATATTATATTCCAATATAATGAATATTTAACAGAGTTTAATAAGCAAATTAAATTTACTAGTGAACGTCTAAAAAAAATAGATGTACGGGGTACATTTGAAAGTGATGATGAGGTTGGTTGGTTTTTCAAACAAATAAAAAATCTACAAGAAGGAATTGAAAAATTCCGAATCAACTAACATATGGTAAGAAAAAGAAAGAAAAAGAGTAAAAATTACTTTACTCAAGAGACAGAGGACTATATTGTTAAATACAATAACCAACCAGATCCAGAAATAAGGAGTAAGATATATGAAACTCATATACATTATCCTTTTTTTAAACTTACACAAAATATAATTCATACATTTAAATTTTACCATACTGAAGTAGAAAACTTAGAGCATCTCCAACACGAAATAATTACCTTTTTATTGTCCAAAATGCATTTATTTGACCCAACAAGAGGTGCTAAAGCATATTCATATTTTGGTACCATAGTAAAACGTTGGTTAATCCTATATAATACTAAGAATTATAAAAAGAAAATTAAAAAGGTTGAAGTAGATATTCTAACAGGTGAAAATTCAACCCACACTTACAATATAGGAGATGATAAAGTAAAAAGTGATTTAGATAAATATGTTGATTTATTTGTTGAATACACAAGTGAAAATATATTAGAATTATTCCCAAAGAAAAATGATGCCCAAATAGCAGATGCTATTTTAGAATTATTTAGAAAAAGAGAAACAATCGAAGTATTTAACAAAAAGGCACTTTATATTTACATTAGAGAAATGGTAGATGTAAAAACTCCTAAAATTACCAAAATAGCTGATAAACTTCATGAAATATTTAAATCACAATACATATTTTATTTAGAAAACGGTTACGCTAGATTCTAACCCCTTCCTATATCCATATTTATAATAAAATAACATTATGGGATCATTAGACAATATTGTATTTAAGAAAAAAAAATTCTCGGATATATTAAGCGAAATTTACGATAACCAAAAGAAAAAAGAAACCCAAATCACAGGTTTAATTTCAGAATTAAAACCATTAATAAATGATATTGGTGATGCTACTTTAATCGTTCCACTTATTAAAGAATATATGGAAATTGGTGTTCGTAACGATGAACAATTAATTAAAATGGCTACTATAGTACAGCGTGCGCTTAATAATAGTGGTGGTGAAGAATCAATGGGTATAACGGAAGAAGAAAAACAACAGTTAATGGAGGAATTAGATAAATTAAACACTAACTTCGAAGGTAAAAAAGATGGCAATAAATAAAGCAGGTTTCGGAAGTTTAAATCAAAACTTTAATTCTGTTGGGCTTAATAAAGAAGATATATTTAACCAATTAAATACATTAAAAGCTCAATTTATTACTGCTAGAGTAACTGATATAATTATAAGCAATACTCATCCTCTATTTAATGAATATGGGGGGTGGAGTGGGTTAGGTACTATATTTTTTGAACCTTTAGATAATTTAGTTTCAAAAACAACAACAAAAACAAACCCAGTAGCTACTCCTTTATTACCCTTTTTAAAAAATTATCCTTTAATAAATGAAATAGTAATATTATTCAACCTCCCCGGAAAAAACATCAGTAAAAGTACAAACTCAACTAATATACTACAATATTACTATCTCAACCCAGTTGGGGTATGGAATCACCCCCACCATAATGCTTACCCTAATTTAATAGATCCTAAAAAAGACCCAAGCCAAGATATTAATTATGAACAAATTGAAAATGGTATAGTACGAAGAGTAACTGACTTTTCTACTAATATAAATTTAAATAGTCCTTTAACTGAAAGAGGATCTTTTATAGAAAAAACAAACATCCACCCTTTATTACCTTTTGCTGGAGATAACATATATGAAGGAAGATGGGGTAATTCTTTGAGATTTGGAAGCACTGTACCTTCAACATCTATATCGGGTTCATCAAATTCTTTAGAATATCAAAATAATTGGTCATTTGTAGGTAAAAATGGAGACCCAATTACAATATTAAGAAATGGCCAACCTAAGGATGCTTCTGATGCGGGTTGGTTGCCTTTAATAGAAGATATAAGTACAGATCTATCATCTATTTATATGACTTCTTACCAACAAATCCCTTTAAAGGCATCTAATGAAAACTACTCAGCATTATCTCCTGAACCTTTATTGCCTCGAGAATATTTTAACCCTCAAGTAATTTTAAATTCTGGGCGTTTAGTATTTAATGCTTCAACTGATAGTATAATTGCAAGTGCACAAGATTCTATATCATTATCCTCAAATAAACAAATAGGAATTACCTCTGAAAATGTAAACATAGCAGCAGATAGCATTAAAATAGGAGGTCCAACAGCAAATGACCCTGCTTTATTAGGAGGTGCTTTTATTAATCAATTTAAAATTTTAGTTGAACAAATTCAAGTTTTAGCATTTGCATGTTCAGGATTAGAAGGATATGATAGTGAATCCACAAACATTGAATCATCAGGTATAGATGCTGCGGGTCAATCATTGGATGAAACTTGTAAAAATATTTTAGATTTATTACCTAATGATAATAAAATTACCTCACCTTTATTGTCTAATACCATAAGATTAAAATAATGGAAGTATCTGATAAAAATCCGAATAATGTAGGGGGTGTGGGGTCACAGTCTTTTTTAGCTTCATCTTCATTAATAAAAAATGGGGTTAATGATACTGCTTATATTAATATATTATCTTTAAATGATGGTTCT